CTTCCGTGACGCTTGTCGTTACTCCCCTTGCAACAGGGAGTGTTGTTCCCTTCCAAGACGGAACTTGGGGGTCGGACTTGGCCCGCGGCGTGACGCTGTTCCCAGATTGGATAGCGATAGGGACGGTAGGAAACATCGCTCAGATTTCGTTCATAAACTACGACACCAAGACGATTACCCTGGCCTCCGCCCTGAGTTGGAGCAATGGGGATTCCGTGTGGCTCTACAAAAAGTCGGACGGGGTGCGCGTCCTCTACGGAACGGCCCCGGACCAGGGCGCTCATCCGTATCCGAGATAGGAGACTAAAATGTCCGTTTTCGGCAATCAGAACATCGGAGCCAGCTGGCTCAACATCTCCGGGTCATACGGCGTTCTCGGCGGCAAGGCCACCCTGGCCGAGGCGGGGATTATCACCTCGATTACCGCGTACTTCGGTCAGGACAGCGGGTCTGGGAGCTATTCATTCGCCCTTTACACGGTCACCGGCGGCGGGGACGGGGCGTTGGTCGGCTACACTGCGCCGGCTGCCATCATCTCGGCCTATGACTGGAGAACGCAAAATCTTGTCACTCCCTATGTCGCCGTGGCGGGGGATTTCTACCTTGAGATTTGGACGAACGGGACGGCCGTTTATACAAAATACGACGCTAGCGGTGTTTTCTCGATAATGTCGGTCCCGGGCACCTTCCCAACTTGGCCCAATCCCCTCTTGGGCTCCGAATTTACAGGGTTGGTTTCCATCTACGCCACCTACACGACGGGCGGGGCCAGCATTACCCCTACCCCAAATGCTCTTGCCGGCACATTCGCATTGGCGGTTCCATCCATCTCCGTCACGACTAACCTGGCTAGCGGAGCCCATGTTTCGACGATAGTGAAGATGAACTACTGAGGCATTGGTGTCCATAAGTTATTTCGGCAATAACGATAACGGCAACGGTCATATTGACTGGACCGGGGGTTATCAGGGAGCTGTTCGATGCTTATGTGGCACTACTGGGACGCTGACCGAAATCGGCCTTAATGTCTATTCCGCTTATACCGGGCATACACATCTCGGTGTTTATGCGGACACCGGGAGCACCACCCAGCCCGGTGCCCTGTTACTGGACGCTGGAGTTCTAACCAATCCTGGCACCGGATGGCAATCCATCACCGGGTTGTCGCTGGCCGTGACTTCGGGGACTTATTACTGGCTGGCGTTTAACCCCGATGGAGCATTGTACTTTTACTGCAATACGGCCAAACAGGACTCATACAAAGTAGTCACATACGGGGCCCTCCCCGACCCCTTCGGGACCATTGACGCGACAGAAAATTATGGGTACTCCATCCGAGCCGGAGTCACGCCACCGGCCACTTCCGTGACTATAACTCCCAGCCCTGTCGCTGGGGCAATGGCGGCGATTGGAGCGACAGCGGCGGCGAGCGCCGTCATTGCCCCTTCTCCATCAACGGGCCAGGTCATCGCCCCAAACGCCCCGGCAATCGAGGTCGATACTTGGGAAAGCGTCGCTCCGATCACGAGTCAATTCGCTACGGTTGGCCCGACTATTTCTATCGCCAACCCAGCAAGCATCACGATCACGCCGGACCCCGTCGGCGGATTATTCGCGGCTATCGCTTCGACCGTTGCGGGCTGGGCCTCTGTCGCTGCTAACGCCATCTCCGGCCTATTCTCAACGGTCGCCTCGACTGTGCTGGCTGGTGCGCTTATTGCCACCCCGGTGCTCGCAGGGCAGTTCAACTTACCGGCCCCGACCGTCACGGCCAGCGTCGTCGTCTTGCCTGCACCTATTGCGGGTCACTTCGGTACGGTCGCCCCGACTTTGCTCACCGGCCTCGTCGCCGCGCCCAACGCGATAGGCGGGCAGTTCAGCCAGATCGCCCCAGCCTTAACGGCATCCGCCGTTATCGTCACCGCACCGATCACCGGGACATTCGCACCCGTTATCCCAACGCTGCTCGTGATATTCAACTGCACGGTCATCCCGACGCCTATTACGGGGCAGTTCTCGCAGGCATCGGCTTCTCCGAGCGGATCGTCGCTTATAGCCCCCAATGCCATCGCTGGTCAGTATTCAAGCATCGCGCCATCGGTTGTTACGCAAATCACAATCGTTCTGGCTCCCGTCACAGGGCAATTCATCGCACCGAATAATCCGGCGCTTTCAATTTCTACGATTCTCGTTGCCGATGCCATAGGCAGTGCGTTCATTTCCGGCATTCCGAGTGTCTATATTGGAACGCTCGTTACCCCTGGCCCCGCCACAGGGCAGTTCGTCGCCCCGAATAACCCGTCGCTATCGATTTCCGCGCTGTTGTCTATGCCTCCATTGCCGGGATCATACGTTCTGGCCGGACCGACAGTGACCACCCAGACCGGCCAGGCAAACATAACTATCGTTGTCGCTCCCATCGCCGGTCAGTTTATCATCCCGAATAACCCATCCTTGAGCGTGTCTCCATTATACGTCACTGCCCCCGTCGTCGGAACATTTACAGCGGTCGCCCCGACGCTCTTCTTTAATGCACTGGCGGGCGTCACGCCGAACGCGGTCTCCGGTCAGTTCTTATGTCCATATCTGACGAGCGCAATAGACGCCGTTCTAATTCCATATGATATTGATGGGCAGTTCTCGTTGCCGACCCCGACGGTAGTGGCAAGCACCGTGGTTGCTCCGAATGCGATCGCCGGGCAATTCATAGCTCCGCCCCCGGTAATGCCAGCGTCTGCCATCGTGACCGCCTCTCTAATCACGGGCCAGTTCATGCTGCCAGCGCCAAGCCTGCAAATCAGCGAGATGACCGTTATCTTCCCGAGTGCGGTCGGGGGTCAGTTCTCGGTAGCTGTGCCAATTATTGCCACGACGGTCAGCATCACCGTGTCCGTCAATGCTATCACCGGGCAGTTCAGTCAGATGGGCCCAACGCCCAGCGTGGCCGTTGCGGCCTCGCCGGATGCTATCGCTGGACAGTTCTCGCAGGCTGGGCCGGTTCTTGCGAGCTCCGCTGTGGTGAATGGGGCACCCGTGTCAGGTAAGTTCAGCGCAGTGCCCCCGTCGCTATCTATAACCGGACAGAGCATCGGCATCGTTGTTGAAGTCATCGCCATAGAGGGTGAGTTCTACGCGCCAGCCCAAAATGCGGAAGGCGACGTGAATGTTTCTGTCGTCCCTGGCGGCGGCCGGTTCTCTGCCGTTGCCCCGTCATTCTTGATTTCGACGGTCATTACGCCAAGCCCGGTTAGCGGAACCTTTACAGCGGTCAACCCGAGCATCAGGGCCAGCGGCTCAATAACGGTCAATCCCGCTCCCCTCGCTGGACGGTTCACGGCACCGAGCGTCTATGTATCCGTCGGGGCCATCGTTAACGTGACGGTCCCGGTGGCGGCGAACCACGGGCGCTTCTGCACCATCAAACCGAAGGTGAAAATCACTCGGTGCCATCGGCTCGTAGCGGGAGCGAGCATCATCGATCGCACCATCCGGCTCCAGAGCCCCATCGTCATCATCACGGACGAGGAGGAGCCATCGGTCATCAACCGCCGGATTCTGCTCACGGGACGCATCATTCCATAGGAGAGCCATTATGCCAATCTACATCGGAGAAGCGGACACCACGATCATCCTGGACTGCGGAGCGGTCGTCACCGCCGCGACCCTGGCCCAAATCCACTACCGCACCCCCTCCGGCATCGAGGGCGTCTGGACTGCGGCGGTGGTCGGGACGACCGAGATTTATTACATCACCGTGGCGAACGATTTGAACGAGGCCGGCCGTTGGCAGATACAAGCATACGTCGAGACGCCCGACTGGAAGGGCTATGGCGATACCTCATCGTTCGAGGTCGAGGAACCGCTCTAGGAGTCAGCCATGAGTCTGAATAAATACGCATTGACATCGACCGACGAGGCGCTCGCCTATCTCGGCGTATCGCCGCGCAAGAACGCACTCTGGGTTTCCGCGACCGCAACGGACGCGACCGCCGCTACCGTCGAGGCGTCCAGCGCTGCCTTGACGCTCATCATAACGGGTGGGACAGATGGCGGGACAACGACGTTCACGTTCACCGACCCCGACTACAACACGATGGTCGAACTCGTTGCCGGCATCAACGCAACCTCCGGCTGGTCGGCAGGCCTACTCTGCGCGGAGCAATCCGACTCTGCTTATCTTGTCTCGACTGGGTCAATGGCGTGCCTCAACGCGCCGACGACGTTGCAGACCATCGATGCATGGACTGTTGAGCGGCTCATCGAGCGCGCCTCGGACTATATCGAGCGCTATTGCAACCGCAAATTCGTCGCCCGTCAATATACGAACGAAGTCTACTGGGGCAACGACAACCCGCGCCTCGTGCTGGACCAGTATCCGGTGAACCGCGTCAACAGCATTAAGTGCGGACGCACGACGGCGGGGCTCATCGCTTGCTCGAACGCCGCCAGCACCGCGTACATCGAAATCACCGACACATCGTTCATCCTGACGGCGGACAACGTGACCGTCGCCACGCTGAAACTTTCCGATTATGCGAACATCGGACTTCTGCGCGACGCTATCAACGCGGTCCCCGGCTGGTATCTCGAACTCTATGGCATCTATTTCGCCAACAACATCTACGTCTCAAATTTGCAGACGACAGAGTTGCTCCCGTCCTACGGAGCCCGCTGGGATTGTTATCCGCGCCGGCTGGGCATCGAGGTCACGAATTTTTATCTCGACTACTACCTCTTCGAGAAAGGACCGGGCTCGGATGAGCGGCGCAATCCCGGCATTCTCTACTACCCGAGCGGGTTCTCTCGGAGCCTGGAATACTTTATCACCTACTGGGCCGGATATCAGCAGATACCGTACGAACTCGAACTCGCGTGTCTGGAGTTGGTGAAGTTCAAATACAACATGATTTCCAAAGACCTCGCGCTCAAGGAGGAGCGGCTCGGCGACTACACCTACACGCTCGCCGACTTCAAGAGCGGGATGCCGGAGCAGGTGCGGGCCGAACTCGCACAATTCAAGAAGGTAGTCATCTGATGCCGACGACGATCTCCATCAACGACGTGGGCGTGAAACTCTGGACCTCGGACGCCAACGAGATTCCGGTGCTGATGCAATGGGTGTCCGAGCAATATGAGGACATGAAGCGCCGGGGCGTGACGGACGCTTGGCGGTGGGACTTCCGACCGGACGAAAAAGCGCGACTTTTGGCCGAGGATGAGCATCAGCCATGAATCTTTGTCGGATTCCCTCGCAAGCGCTTCAACTCATCGATGTCGATGCGCGGGTGGCGCGCCTGCCACGCGGCGACGCGGCAGGCCGAACTGCAATAGGTTTGCCATTTCCGAAAAACAGCGAACGCCTTGCCGCACATCAAGCATTTCCGATGGTCGCGATTATCCCGCATCATAACTTCCTCCAAAATAATCATAATTCGGCAGGCCCTTATTTTCCCTTACGCCACGGATGTATATCCGGGACTCCAGGACGGTCTGGAAAATCATCGCACCTTTTAGCCGATTACACTCCGGGCACGCCGCAATCATATTGTGTTCCGAATTGTCGCGAGAATAAGCGAAGCACAGAAAGTGGTCCCACTCAATCCGCGCTCCTCCTCCGAAGCGCTTCCCGCAATAGAGGCATTGGTGATTCTGGAAAGCGAGGATTTGCTTCTTCACTGTCGCCGGGGGCTGTTTCCTTCGCAACGAGCCCTCCGCCTCCCGCTTCAATTTGCACGCCTGCGTTTCCAGCTCATACGGCTGACCGCAACATTGCAGAGCGCCATCGATTAGGAATCCATATGATTTGCACGCTTCACAGTAAACGCGCAGGAGCGCGACCTTGCCGAAAATCGCCTTCACGGGCGCGTGGCGGGGAATTTCACAGGATGCGGCGCCTGTTCCGTTATAACGCATCCGCGTCGTCTTTCTCGTCCATGTGTTGCTATATGCATTTTAACGCAACTGGACCGCATAGTCAAGGGGTTAGACAGCCATGAGTCGCGACAATCTCTACAACCGCACCGTCAACATCACGCGGGCCGTCTATACGGCGGACGAGTTGGGCGGGAACTCTTCCAAGTCCTACGCGCTCGTCCGGCCCAACGTCCCGTGCCGGTTCAACAGTCTGTTCACGAAAGAGATGCTGTGGGACTACGATAAGAAAACCGTGTTCGCCAACTACAAAGTCTATCTCGAATATCTTGATGGACTCAAAGAGGGCGACCGGTTGGTTCTGGATGACGGCTCCGTGTATGACGTGAAACTCATCATCCAATGGGACATGGCCAAGACCTACATGGAACTCGCCGTGATGGAAGTGCGCTGATGGAAATCAACGTCAAAATCGAAGGGCTGGATGCGCTGTTCTCGAACCTCCAAGAGTGGGGCAAGCGCAAGCAGGCGAAGATGCAACAGGCGTTGAAATGGGTCGCCGCCGACATCGAGCGCGACGCGAAGTCGATGTGCCCGTGGAAAACGGGCCGGCTCCGCGCCTCGATTTCCTACAACTGGACCGACAGCGGCAAGGGGTTCGGCTCGGTTGACGGCAAGGCTGATACGGCGGACGGCGTGGGTCAGCCGACCGATGTCCCGGCGGGCGGGTTCGCCGTCGTCGTCGGGACGAACGTGGAATATGCCCCCTTCGTGGAATTCGGGCACACAATCCATGCCGAGAAGCAGAGCGTCACGTCGAGTTATGTCGCCACCTACGTGGCCGGGCGCCCGTATCTCTCGCCGGCGTTCTTCTCTCACATGAATGATGTGTATCCGCGCCTGCAAGCGGCGCTCAATGAAGATGAAGGGCTGAAATAATGTACCTGAGGATTTTCTCCGACTTCATGATGCCGCTTCAGAACGGCAACGAGTGGCAGATGTTCATCGAATTCGCGGCGGCTTATTTCGCGCACCGGGACATCACGGACCCGGTTGTCGTCGAGATCGGCACGTGGGACAACCGCCAGAAGCGGTTCTACGAGGCGGCGATGCACGCCCGGCACTTCGGCGTGGACCTGAAAACCGACGGCATCTTCAAGCCCGATATTCTCGGCGACAGCCACAACCCCTTAACGCTTCAGGATTATTTCGACTTGAGCGGGCACGCGCCCATCGACCTGCTGTTCATTGACGGCGACCACACCTATGAAGGCATCAAGGCCGATTATGAGTTATGGGGACCGAACGCCCCACGGCTCATCGCATTCCACGATGTTGACAACAAGAAGGAGCCGGGGGCGATGCAATTCTGGGAATACCTGCGCCGCGAGTATGAGGATAAATCCGACGCGACGTTCATCAAGTTCTCGTGCTGGTCCGACCCGTGGAAGATGACCATCCCGAATCTCGGCATCGGCGTCATGGTGAAGCAGATATGAGCGACACCTGCATCCTCGTGACCGCCTTCCTCCGGGACGATCTCACCCAGCGGTGCGTCGAGTCCATCCGTCGGTTCTACCCGGACATCGACATCTTCATCGGGCACAACGGGCACGCGGACCAGCAGGCGGCGCTCCGGCCGTTCTGCAAACGAACGTGCTCGACGCTCGTCCGCCATCCGTTTGACCTCGGGGTGGGCGGCGTGCGGAACGCGACGCTGGAGCAGATACCGGCGCAGTTCCGATACATCTTCGTATGCGAGGACGACATCCTCTTCACGGAGGAGACCGTCATCGAGAAACTCCGTCAGGTGCTGGACGCAGAGCCAACCATCGGGCTCGCTGGCGGTCATCTCCTTCAGCCGGGAGTCGGCGAGCGCCACTACGAAGCGATGATGAAGATTCAGGACGATAATTTCTATGTCACCAAACTCATTCGTCCGGAGTGGCTCGCGGCCGGAGCGACCGGGAAGCCGTCAATCAGGTTCTGCAAGTGCGACCTCATTCTCAATGTGTTCCTGATGCGGCGCGAAGCGTGGGAGTCGAATCCATGGGACGCGCAGTTCAAGACCGCGCTGGAGCATTGCGACTTCTTCTGGTCGCTCAAGACGCGCACGAAATGGCGGGTCGCCTATGTGCCCGAGGTCACGGCAACGCACGACCACGGAAAAGACGCTGACCGCAAAGAGTACGACCATTATCGGAACCGCCCGAAAGGGTGGCGGCTGTTCGGGCAGAAGTGGGGCGTCTGGCAGTCGTGGAACGACTGGAACGCGACGAACCCGATTTCATTCTTCGACATGGAGGAGCGCGTGGAGATTGACCCGAAAGACCCTATCCTGGCGACGGCCATCGAAATCCTCAACCGCCACGGCGTCAAGTGGTGGCTGGAGGCCGGGACCTGTCTCGGCGTGTTCCGCGACCGGAAACTCATGCCGTGGGACCCGGACATTGATATCGGCATCGCGCCGGAGAACAGCAAATCATGGGATGCGCTGAAGAAAGACTTTATCGCCGCCGGATTCGAGCATTATAAAGACTGGCGGCGCGGGCCGCGCGTGCTGGAGGTGTCGTTCTGGAAGAACGCGGGCGGCGATAGAATCAAGTTCGATTTGTTCTTCTTCGGCGTGCGCGGCGATATGTGGTGGCACGGCGCTTGGGGTCCCGAGCAGGCGGGCAAAGAGAACCGCGACTTCCTGCCTCATGTGTTCTCCGCCGAGTTGTTCAAAGAACTGGAGCCGGTCACTTATCGTGGGATGGAAGTCTATCTGCCGGCACCGACGGAGAAGTATCTCGCCGAGCGCTACGGAAAAGACTGGCGGACGCCGGACCGCGAATACAAGTATTGGCTCGACTGCGAGGCCATCGACAAGAACTTCCTCAAGGATAACCGGACGGTGTTCGTCGGCGGCGTGTGGGACTTGTTCCACGCCGGGCATCTCAACATCCTCCGCAACTGCCGTCGTCTTGGGCGAGTCGTCGTCGGAGTGCTAACCGATGAAGCGGCGGCCCGCTACAAGGCGAAACCTATCATCCCGTTCGCCGAGCGGAAGGAAATCGTCGCCTCGCTCGACCTCGTGGATGAGGTCATCACGCAGAACGACAAGAACCCGATACAGGACTTCCAGAAACTCGACATCCATCCCGACTATCTGGTTCACGGCGACGACTGGGACGCCTGTCCCGGCGCGGAGTTCGTCGAGACGTTCGGCGGCAAGGTCGTGTTCTTCCCGTACACGCGGGGCATCTCGTCCTCCAGCATTCGCGGGCGAATCCTGAACAACGCCGCGCTGATGAAGGAGTCGCAGAAGTCCGTGGAGCCGAACGCATGGGCCGGGAAAATCGCCATCGCTATCAAGACGTTCATGCGCGAGCCGGTGCTGATGCGGGCGCTCGACACAATCGAAAAGAATTGCCCGTTGCCGTATAAAATCTATATCGCCGACGACGGGCCGACGCCGAGCGACGCGAAAGCGTACCGCTACGCGAAACTCATGGAGCAGGGCCACGCCGTCATCCGGCTCCCGTTCAACTCCGGCATCTCTGCCGGCCGGAACGCGATGGTCAAAGCCATCACCGAGGACTATGTGCTGATGATGGACGATGACATTCTCATCCCTCCGGGCGACGGGTTGCTGAAGATGAAAGAGGTGCTGGACTCCGACTCGAAACTCGGCGTCGTCGCCGCGTTGCTCGGGCTTGAGAACAGCCTCGAACTCTACGGCGGCAAGACCTATGCGAATGGTCTGCGGTTCGAGCGCAACGGCGCGCTCCTGCTCCGCGTCAGCGCTGGCGGGGCGGTCTCCGAGACCGGCGGGGTGCTGTTCAAGTACGCCGACCAGGCGCCGAACTTCTTCCTCGCCAAACGTCAGGTATTTGACAGCGTGCGGTGGGATGATAAAATCCTCGTTGAGTGGGAACACATGGACTTCTTTCTCCGGCTCAAAGAGGCCGGATGGAAGGCGGCTGTCTGCGTCGATGTGCGGGCCGTTCATCAGCGTTCCGAGCCGACATACGAATACGAGGGATATAGACGGGCCGGGGTGCCGTCATATTTCCTGCAAAAGCACGGGCTCGAAAAGGTCATCAATCAATATGCGTAAGACATAAGGCATGAGGCAACTCCGTGACATATACGATGCAATGGAACATTGGATTTTATGATCTGCTATCCGCTCTCTACGCGCGGCTGACGACGGACAGCGTGACCTCTGCCTACCGGATATATGATGAGGTGCCGGAGACGGTGGCGTTCCCGTTCGTCCACATCTCCGGGCCATACGGCGTGCGCTCGACAAACTTTTCGGCGCAGGACCGATTCTCGGAGAACCACATTGTCACCATCGACATTTTTTCCGACTATGCCGGAAACAAAGAGTGCGCCGAGATGATGAGTGCCGTGAGCCAGGCGGTGAGCGGAACGCCGCTCACGGTCACGGGCTACAACGTGCCGCTCGTGTTGATAGATTTGTTCGATATTCTGATTGATGCCTCCGCGCCGACGCACGTCGTCCGGCACGGAATCATCCGATACCGGTTCCATCTGGAGCCGACAACTTGAGCAACTTAACAACGAAAGTTCACAGGAGGAACTTATGACTACAGGTGCTGTTACTGGGCTTTTCTGCACAGTCAAAATTGGAACCTACGTCGTGGCGGGCGCCAAGACCGTCACGCTGACGCTTGCGGGCAAGGCCGTGGATGTGTCCTCGGCGGACGACATCGGCTGGGCCTCGTTCCTGCTTGGCCGGCGCGATTGGAAGGTCGAGACCGACGGGCTGTACATCTACAGCGACACGGCAAAGAAACTGCTCTGGGCCTACTGGATGCAAACGATGTCGTCAGCGTCGGCGGTGACCCCGCTCGCGATTATCTTCACGACACCGGACGGAAACACCTACACCGGCTCGGCAGTCCTCACGGATCTGACCTGGAAAGGTCCGTATGACGCCGAGATGACCCACAAAGCGACGTTCCAGGGCACGGGAGTGCTTGCGGCGGCTCATTCATAATTTTCACATAGAAGGAGGCTTCATGCCTGTTCAAGCCATCCCAATCGAACTGGGCGGCGAGAGCCACACTCTGCGCTATGATTTCCGAGCGCTGGCGAGACTGGAAAAGGAATTCGGCACCCCTATCGTTGACATCGGCGAGCGGCTCAAGGGCAAACTGAACCTTGCCGATTTGACGATTCTTCTATGGACCGGACTGCTCCACGAGGACAAGTCCATGACGCAGGAGAAGGCCGAGGACCTCGTTGGCGGAGAGGACATCCTCTACCTCGCCTCAAAGGTGACGGAAGCGTTGACGGCGGCATTTCCGGCCGTCAAGGAGCCGCTAAAAAACTGACCGAGGGCGGGGAGCCTGCCGAGACGCCAGACTTGTTGACGCAGGCTTTCGCTCTCGCCCTCGGCGCGTTGGCGCTCTCGCCGTTTGAGTTCTGGGTGATGACGCCGATGGAACTTGACGCGATGGCAGACGGATACCGCCTGCGCGAACGGCAAGCGTGGGAGCGGACTGCTTGTCTCCTGTCGGCTCTGACGGGACAGAAAATTGACCTCGACAAGATGCTACAACCGTTGAAATCGACAAAGCATCGGCCCGCAGTCGCGGAGCCGACGACTCAAGCAGAGGCCGATAAGTTCATTGACGAGATGAACGCGATAAACGACATGAGCGCGAAACAGAAGCGGGAGCGGTGGCCGGAACTGTTCGGGGAGGCGGCGGGGCCGCAAGCCGTGGAGGACCTGCTGAAGAAGAAACCCGGTGAGATGATGGAGAACTAAGATGGCCGACGCTGGTACGCTCTACGTTCAAATCGGCGCGAAGATGGATGAGTTGACGTCCGCGCTGACGCAGGTCGCCGCGCTCCTTCAACAACTATCTAGCCAAGCCACTAACGCGGGAGCGCAAATACAGACCGGGCTTGCACCGGCCAAGGACGCCATCAATAACGTGGCGCAATCCGCGACGCTGGGACAGACTGCGGCCACGAACCTTAAAGGGGCCATCGGGCAGATGGCCGCCGGATTCACAATCGGTATGCTCGCCGTCAACCTGTTCCACAAAGCCATCTCCGAGGGCAAGGCTATCATTGAGGACTGTATCAAATCGGCCCTTGCCTATGAGGAAGCGAATAGCAAACTGGCCGCCGCACTCGAAATTACGGGCCGGCAAGCGAGTCAGGAGATCGGGTTCTATCAGAATCTCGCTGATGCGGAATCGAAGGTTACGACCTATTCCAAGCAACAAACTCTTTCTGCCGAGGCCCTCGCGCTACAGATGACGACTCTTGATGAGGATGGCATCAAGCAGGTTATTCAGGGAGCCGAGGGTTTAGCATTCGTATTCGGCGGTGATTTGGATACCCGCACCCGTCAAGTCGCCAGCGGAATGGAAGGCGTCTATGGGCGGTTGCAGATGCTTATCCCGGCCCTCAAAAACGCCGGGAGCGAATCAGAAAAACACGCTATTTTCATGAAGGCCATCGGCGATGCTTATAAAGCCGCGCAAGCCTATGCCGATACGTTCGGCGGTCAACTCAAGCAACTCCAGAACACCACAGAACTCTTCGGTGCCCAGATGGGCGATGTGGTTCTGAAATCTACGGAATTCAAGACGGTCCTCGGGCTGATGAAGGACTTGATGGATGCCTTCGCCGCGGCCACGGATAAGACCATCGGCCCTCTTGGTATTTTGACAGAGGCTATTCACGCCGTCGGGCAGGTGCTGTTGGATAAATATGGCATCGCCCTGGCGTGGGCGTTGAAAGAACAGCAGGAGGCGAATCGTGATTTTGCGGCCATGCACCCGACGTTCGAGCAACTTTACCACGTTGACCTCCCTGCAATGGGCCAGCAGTTAGACCGGAACGCGATTTACTGGATGGACCTCGAGGGACGGGTCGTCGCGATTGAAGAGCCGTTCATCAAGGTGCGGGATATTGCCGCCGACCTCGCCAAGGAATTCAAAGACCTGGGCCTCAAAACAGAAACGGAGATAACAGATAAAATCAAATTAGCAGAAAAGGCATTAGCCGATTACATCGCGACCGGTGGCAAGGCACCGGGCATTATCTCGAAACTTGGCGATGAGATAAAAAAACTCGGCTCAGAACTGCTCTCTACCGACTTGGAGTTGGATAAGTTCGGGCATTACGTTCAGGCCGGGACGAACATTATCACCAACCAATTCCACGACATCACGCTGGCCTCGGAACTTCCGGCGCGTTCTTTTGAGAAAACGACGAATGACATCATCGGCGATATGTACGATATCGCCGGGGCAGTCAAAGACGGGTGGGGCGAATGTGCCCCGGAGTTTCAGGCCGTCGATGATGCTCTAGACAAGATAGCGGATAAAGTGTCGAAACTCCCAAAGGCACACAACAAAATGTTTCAGGAAATCAACCAAATCCTCATCCAAGCGACCGCGACGCTCGGACGCGACTGGGGCAACCTACTTGACCAATGGGCATCGGGGACCATCACGTTCAAGACGTTCTTCGAGGATATCTGGAAGTCCATCTTGAAGTTCTTCCTGGAAATCATCGGCCAGATGATTGCGAAATTACTATTCTTTAATATCCTCGCTGCCGCATTGAACCTTATCCCCGGCATCGGGACCGCCTTATCCGGGGCTTTTAAAGCCGCAGTTGGCCTAGGGAGTGCGGGTGCGTCGGCGGGGAGCATTGCGGGGGCTGAACTACTGATGGGCCAGCAGGGTTGGCAGGGCATCGTGAGCCAGCCGACGCTGTTCCTCGCCGGCGAGGCGGGACCGGAGGGCGTCTCCATCACGCCGGGCGGGTTCGGTGGCGGCGGAGGCGGCGGCAACATGACCATCAACCTCAACGTCACGGCGATGGACGGAGCCAGCGTCCTGCGTGTCTTTAGAACGCAACTCATGCCGCTCATCCAGGACGGGCTTAATCGACGGTTGTTCACCGTCCCGCGCAATGCGCTTGGAGGCATCTGATGTCCAGTAGAATCCTCTACAACAACCTCTGGGACGGCGGGACGCTGACCGACAGTTCCGAAGCCTCCGGCTATTCCGGCACGAATACACAACAGCGGTGGCCGACGCGGGTATGGCGCTCGACCGGAATCACGAGCGAGTGGATTAAAGTCAATCTCGGCTCGGCGAAAGCCATCCAAGCGCTCGTCCTCCACGACCACAACCTCACGGCCGGCGCGACTGTCACGCTTCAGGGCAATGCCACAGACTCATGGGGTGCCCCGTCCTACAATCAGGCGCTCACGTGGGCCGTGGCGGGCGACGGGCCGTACACGACGTTCTGCTATTTCCCCGCCTCGACGCAGACCTACCAATGGTGGCGGCTGACGATCGCTGATACCGGAAACACGGCGGGCTATCTCTCCGTCGGGCGAATCTTCCTCGGCCCGTACACCGGACTGACCCGCACCTACAAGTCACGGAAATCGTCCTACGAGGACCCGTCGGTCGTCGAGACTTCCATCGGGGGCCAGAAAACATCGTTCCAGTTGACGCGCTATCGAACGTGGCAGTATGACCTGCCGAACATCGCGTCGGACAAATCGACGCTTCTTGGCATTCTGAAGGTGGTCGGCACCAGCGTCCCGTGGTTCTTCTGCGAGGATTCCACCTATCCGTCCGTGATGACGTTCTACGTCCAGTATGCCGGGGCAATGAGTTTCTCCTACAATGCCGACGACTATCAGGTCGAAGCGGCGTCAATGAAATTGGAGGAGATGAGATGACGGTCCCGCTGGAGATAGCGAAGCCGGACTCGAAACTGGCGTTCATCTTCGAGATTGAGGTCGGTCAGCGTATTGATACTGCCTCGTGGTCGTCCGAAGGCTCCAGCACTTACTCGACGCTCGCGTGTCTGACGGCTCCGGCCGAGGTGCATGAGGCCAGCAACACGACGTTCGTGACGACTGATGACCAGTCGGTCGGGAGCGTGGCAACCTGCAAGATTACGGCCGGTAGTTATTACTACGACCCCGCCGCCGCGAAACTCTACCTCCACGCCATCGCCGGCAACAATCCGAGCGATACGACGATCGCGGTGATGGCGTTCTACTGGCGGCGGTTCTGTGACCAGCAGTACCCGCCGCCCTATACCATTGTCGATATCGGAGGCTTTGAAATCGAGCCCCGACTTCTCAAAGACTCCATTCCGGACATCACGCTGGAATTGACGATGTTCTATGAAGGCACCCAGCGCCAGACATGGGACACCATCACCATCGCCAACGGTGACGGCGCGTATGACCTGGACATTGTGAACTTCATCTGGGAGTCGCGCCTCTGCTACCTGAAAGTCGTCGTTCCGGGCGAGGCGTATTCCGCCGCCGTGAACTGTGTGCGGGCCAGAACGGGCAAGGTGACCTGGGCCGATGACGTTCTCAGTATAGACATCGAGGACCAGATGCTCAATACTGATTAATGACGATTATGATAAACACGATTATACCGCTCCGCAATTACGACATTGTGACATATCCGAATATCGACCCGACTGCCGTCGGCAACGCCATCCCCATCGGATACGGCACGTTGACGAACATCACCCCGACACAAATCGACACGACGGCGCACACATTCAAAATCGTGGACCAGAGCATCCATGCCATCGACGCCATTCGCTCGGCGACGAAGAATCCGCTCATCCTCGGCCTCGATTACACGCAGGACTTGACGACCGGGCAGTTCACGCTCATTTTCAACCAGAAGTTCTCGGTCGGCATCGGCCACACATATTACTTCTCCGTCGAGGGCGACTTCGCCATCAGCGGCTCCAACTATGTTGTCGTCGGCGAGAGTTCAAGCGTGGCGAACGGGCAGGGCTATACAATCAACGGTTCTCGGGGCTGGAGTTCAACCTCCGGTCAATCCGTATCGTTCCAACTCTACGGAAAGGTGTCGGTGGACGCTGCCGAGACATTATATATCGACAACTCAGATACCAGCGGGACGGCTAAAAATTTGAGGAACTCCGCGACCGACACGGCCATCGGGCAGGCGTTCACGGTCGGCACGCAGTTCTTCCCGACGAAACTCATTCTCTATGGCGGCTCGGTCGTCGGCACGCCGAGCGGGAATGTCTGGGTCAAGTTCTATTCGTCGAAATCTCCGGAGACGCAGTTCGGGCCGCTGACGGCCACCATCCCGGCAAACGAGGCGACCGACGGCGCGCAGTTGGCCACGCCGCTCTGCAACGAGGACACGAACCTGACGTGCGACATCCAGGGCCCCGTCAACGGCTCCAGCGTCGTTATCACCACCGCCGACGATGTCATCTATGATATCGTCGTCGGCATCATGGGCTACCCCGCCGCGACGCTCGACGCGACGGCGCTCGCCGCGATGCATACCCGATGCACACAGACGCTGGGGATCTTCGTTGACCGGCAATTGACATTCGGCGACTTCAATAGCCAACTCGAACAGACGGTCCTCTACAAGTGGACGCCCTACCATGACGGCACCTACGGGACGGTCGTATTCCTGAGCGGCACGCCCGCCAACACGCCGGTGCTGGCCGACGAGGACTTCATCATGTTCAATGTCATCCACGAAGTGCAGGCCATCCAGAAGCACATCAACATCAAATACGCCGAGAGCCTGGACGGGCAGACGTTCAAGGCGAAGGATATGGTGTCGAATATCTCCAACTTCTTTTACTCGAACGCCGAGTCGTTGGAGATGGAGACGTACCTCGTCGCCGATGCCGATGCGGCGGCGCTCTGCGCGAACTTCCTGACGCTCTACCAACAGCCGCAAATCCTCGTTGATTTCGAGGTCCACGGTTACGGGCTGAACCTCGTGCCGGGGCGCGACAAAGTGAGCATCAGCCGCAAGCGGGCCCCCTGGCCGGGCGGCGCGATGACGAACGTGCTGTTCCGCATTATGAAAATCGTCAAGAAGCCGCAGAGCGCGACGACGGAAATCATCGCCCAACTCGACACGCAGACCATCATCTATACATAGGGGATAAGCCATGCCGGTATCAGGAAAACGAATCGCGCTCAAGCAGGACGTGGAAGCGCTGTCCAGAAAATTGCAGAACATGATAAACCAAGCGGTCGGGGGACAACGCGGAAAAGTCGGGACGGGGGATAGCCGTCTTTCCGACGCACGGACGCCCACGGCGCATTCCCATGCTCCGGCCGATGTCACCGGCACAGCAGTCGTGACAGCGGACAGCCGCCTCTCGGATTCGCGGACGCCCACGAGCCACGGCAATGCCCTGCATACCGTAGGCGTTACGGCCGGGGCGAGTGCTCCGGGGGATTACGCGGCCGAGGGTTCTAGCGCGTCCGTGGCGCGGGCCGACCACCGGCACAGCCGGGAGTCCTTTGGGACGGGGGCGGGTACGATCTGCCAGGGGAACGATTCGCGGCTATCTGACACGCGCAACCCGGACGTGAACTTTTACCGTCACTATGGGGTTACGAATTACGAGGCCTGGTATACCTCGCCGCGTTCGGGCACGGCCCTCTCTGGTACGGCCCTCGTGGCGGCCCGTATGTACGCGATGCCTTTCCTCAGCCCGAAAGCCATCACCCTGGACCGGATCGGGGTCTACGTTTCAACCCTCAGCACGACCACGGCGCGGCTGGGAATCTACGCGGACGGCGGCAACTGCTACCCGGGCAGCCTGCTCCTAGATGCGGGGACAATAGACGTGACCTCAACCGGAGCCAAGACCATCACGATTAGCCAGGCCCTAGCGGTCAACACGCTCTGCTGGCTCGTCATCGTCTGCGCGGCTACCCCGGCCATCTACTGCATCCCGGTGGCGGGCGTCATCAACGTACTCGGCACGTCGAACGCTCTCGGCACGGCCATGAACTGCGGTCTGTACGTAGCGCAGACCTACGGTGCTCTACCCGGGACATTCCCGTCATCCCCCACCCTCATCACGGCGGCGCCGATCCCAGCCATTTTTGTGCGCTTATCGGCCTAACCGCAGAATCGCCTAGGGCTCCCCCGCGAGGCCACAGAAAAAGACAGGTTCCCATCCAATAGGCAGGACGGTGGGCGGTTTTGAATATTTAGTGACGTGCCAATTCTTCCGCCACATGGCGCACTTGTCCTCTCGACAGAAAGAGTCAAGGTCTAACCCCTCAATTTTAGTTAGTTGTCCAAGCCAATAGGCCATGACCAAAAACGGGCATAGTTTCGGTTCGCTCATATGTCAGTTTCCTTTTTGCGCGGCCCATCAGAGTTCCATCGCCTCTATCTCAGCGATAGCCGTCGAGCCGTTCTCGGCGCGGTCCACCAACTCGAACACCCGCTCATTCCATCCGGCGATGAATGACATTCCCGTGGCGCGGTCGATGCGGACGGGCGTCGTCCCATATCCGGCGAGGTCGATATAATAGCCGCGAGCGGCGGGGAACTGCGCGTGATATTGGGCCCAAAGCGTTGCGGACTCATGCACGATGCCGTAGCCGTAGCGAGGATCGCTGTCCCACCATTGGCAGTCGGTGAAGAAGATGACCTTGTCGAACTCGGCTTTGCTCTGGAGCAGGAATTTGAGTGCCAGATATCCGTTCGTTGAGCCGCCGAGCGTGCCTTGCATCTTCGAGAGGTGCGCCGCGTTCGCCAGGACCCCGGCGCGCGGCAGGTTCACGAGTTGGAACCGGTCGGCGAACAGCCCGACCTTCGGGTTCTTCAAGTACGTGTTGAGCAGAGAGGCCATGACGATGCCGACCTCATAGAGTTTGACCTTCGATTGGGAGGACAGCGCATTGTCCATCGATCCGGAGATATCGCAGACCAGCATCACGCGGTCGTCAGTGTCGATGCCTTTGATGTTCTGGGCGGCGACCGTCATCGCCTGCTCCAGAGCCTCCGCGACCCGGCGGTCGAACTTCAATCCATCCATTGCCGACAATTCCCGCGCGGCCGAGAAGAAACGGAACGGGAACTGGCGGGAGCGCATGACTTCCTCTTCGTTGCCGAGCCGGGCGCAGACTTGCTCGACGTGCGCGCTCGAAACGCCGGCGCTCAGGATGTTCCGCAGATTGCGGAGCAACGCCATATAGCCGACCTTGCCGGAGTCCAGCAACGCTTCCCACGTCTCGCGGTTGTTGCCCTTCGCGGAGAGTTCCGATTCCCACGTATAGGCGGCGCCGAGTTCGTTGGCGGCGATTTTCTTGTAGAGCGCCTCACGCTCGGCTGTCGGCTTCGGGTGGCAGAGGAACATCACATCGCGGAGCGAGATGCCTTTGCCCGCACCGGCCCATTTAGAGAATTGATACTCGTCGAATCGCCCGAACGCATCGGCCAGCCCGAGTTGCAGTTGGTGGGACATCTTCGAGAGTTGCTTGGCTCCGGTGCGCGGGTTGAGAAGCGCGTAGCATGAGAGCGTCTCCGTCAACTCATCGACGCGCCGGATGACGCGGCCCGCGACCCGTCGCACGAGGTCGTCGCCGCTGTGTAGTTGTGCGAGTTCGGCCAGTAGCATGATGGGGATTGAGCGGAGCCACATCGACTCACGGCAATAGACGGCAAGCCGCGCCGTGAACTCCGGCGGGGCGCTCTGCACGAGCCGCGTGAGGCGCTCCAGTTCCGCTTCGGTTGTCGCATAGAACTTGTCGCTCAAAAGACTCGTGACGGCCAGCGCATACAACTCCGCCTTCGCTTCGAGCGTGTAGGCGGGCGCGCCTTCGTAGTTGACCGTCGGGGCTTTGGAGGCCGAAGTGTTCCGGCCTTTCGTCGTGGTGTTGAACCTCGTCATTTCCTTTCCTCCTCCGTGCGAGATATTTATGACGAGGGAATCAGCGGACGCGGAGGTGCCTTGCCATTAGGCTACGCGCCCGGCGGCGCGGCAGGACTCGAACCTGCAATCGTTGTTATACGAAGTATCCGCATCCTACGCCACTCGTCTCATTGGCGAATATTTCAACGCGGGAACAAACGATAGCGGGAACGTATGCGCGCAACGGCTTTCGCCGTCCGCCTTCACGCTCCACAGGCGAAGTAACCGCCATCTACGCCACGCGTCTGATGCATTAAAAAAGCAAGGGCGGAACAACGGAGGAACAATCGCCAGGGCCTTTGTTTCAAGCGAAGGATTCCCCGGCTACGCCATCCGTAAAGGTCGATGCGATGAGACGAGGAGTTTGGCACTACATCGACCCTCATCGGCGCGGCCTTCGTATCTTCGCGCTACCACTGCGCCATGTTCGCCGAAACGAACAGGTGGAATCGAACCACCGACTTAAGATTTGCATTGAAGTATGCCACCCCTACGCCAGCCCTTTGAATTCATAAAAGAATTGTTCTTGGCTTTCTCATCTCGTCTCTCGCAATTCTTATAACACACGTCGATAAATTTTGCAAGTTCTTTTTTATCGGGGTGCCAGAACTGCCGTCAAAAAAACCGCCACCGCCTTCTGTCCCCTCGAAAGATTTTTTATAACCATCGCCGTATCAACGACATAGAAAAATCTTTTTACTTGCTATTCGTTTTAATGAGTTTTATACTGATGCCATGATAGACAAGATGATGAGCAGACAGGAAGAGCCGGCGGCCACGGGGTCGAGCCTAGCCTGTCTAAAAGATATGCCGCAAGTCAACGACAGACGTATCCGCGCAGGGGCCAGAACCCATCGCACAGACTTCGATGGGCGCGTCCCTGAGAGTCCCGGAACGGTCACGCTGTAACGGCAACATCACGACCGGATAGGGAACGAGTCGGACGCTCATAAAGAGCGGAGACCGAAAAGTTCATAAGCCGGTGACACCTCAAAACACCTCGGGGCGGCGGGCGCGGGTCCGCCTCTCTATTTGAGGGCGCGAATTAATCGTAGCCGATGGCTGGGGCCGCAAGGCACCGTTGACAACGGGGTACAACATAAGCCCATCGGAGCGTTGGCAATCGCCGCTTTAAATCGCGCCTTCAAACGGGGACGACCCCTAATTCAATCGGAGGTGTTCAAATGGCAGTCAATCTTTTGGTGGGCAATCTGGTGACGGCGCTGTTGGAGGCTTCGGCCGAGCGGGACAATGCTGACCATTATGTAATTCTGAATGCCGACCTAGCGAAGTCCAAGCACATGAGCAAGTCGGACAAAGTGGCGGCGGCGGCGCGGGAACGGTATTTCAAAGGATTCCGCTACGGGGCGATGGTGGCCCAGCACATCATCACCGACCAACTCATCGACGCCGGGATGGGCGACGATGCGTGCCTCAACTTCATCTTTGGCAGGTAATCGCAGGCCACAGCGGCGCGAGCCGCTGAAATGCGGCAGGCCGGTTGGTAGCCCGGTCGTCGTACATCTATTTAGGAGGTGTTTCGTGGGACAACAGTATTACCGGGAGACGACGGCGGCGGAGTGGCTCAAGGAGGCCAAGGAGGCCGTCCAGCACGCCATCGAATGTCTCGGGCAGATTTCGGGGATTGGCGTTGACGTTCGCGACGAGATATTCAACACCCCGAAGTCCAGGTGCCGCTGTTCTCAGTTCGCGGTCGGCGAGCGTATCCAAGACCTAGAGGACGCGGAGGACGAAGTGGCGCGGCTCGTCTCGTATCTCGACCAGACGCCGTGGGGCGATTTGCAAGCGTGTAACGTCGAGTCATTCGAGGCGTGGCGCAACAGCGCGGTCGCAGAACAGGACCGCAGAGGCGCAAGATGAGCGCCAAGAAGCCGGAACTCGCAATCATCGGGAAAGACGGGAACGCCTTTGCCATCCTCGCGGCGGCAGGGCGGGCGGCGCGTCGGGCCGGATGGACACAGGAGCAGAAGAACAAAATGATGTCCGAGGCCACGTCGGGCAACTACGCACACTTGCTCCAAGTCCTGCACCAGTATTTCGAGGTCTGCTGACGCGGCAAAGCGGAAAGTCTGAAGGAGGTGTTTCTATGAAAAAGACCTTATATATGGTCTGTCTGGCGTGTATAGCGGTAGTTCTGCTATCGTCGTGCGCGGGGTTTGTGGTCGGCCTGAATCAGTCCATCGGGAACTATACCCCACAACCGGACCGTGCCGCCCGCTACTTCGCCGCGCATCCGTATCTTTCGGATGACATAAAGGCGGCGATTCTACGCGGCGAGGTCATCCTCGGGATGCACGGCGAGGACGTAGAGTTCCTGATGGGCGACCCCAATGAGACGAGCAATACGACGATGGCGGGGGCGGTCCTTGAGACCTGGTCTTATCGGGTCGAGGGCTTCGGCGGGCCGCCGTCCTATACGTTCGTGTATTTCACCAACGGCGTCGTCTCCTCCGTCAGTCGGGTCAATCGTTGAGCGCCATGGAAACGCTCATCGAATTGTTCTTCTGTCTGGCGGCCGCGTTCGTCATCGTCTGCGTCATCGCCGGTATCGAATGGATTGCCGGCCGAGTGACTAAAAGAGGCCGGAGGCTGATATGACGACGCTCAAGGGGCAACTTCATCGGACGGTTCAATGTCCGCACATGGCGCGCCCAATCGTCGTGACGTTGGACGCAGAGACGAAGCGCATCGGCTTTCGTGAGAAGGGGTGTCGGCACGTCTATTGGCTTCCCATTCAGACCATTTTTACGATGGCCATCAAGGTGGGGAATGCCGAATAGGCAACCAGGGCCGGGGAGAGCAATCTTCCCGGCCCTTTTTTTTGCCTAAAATATCTTGCTTTTCACGGCGAAATGTGTTACAACTTATTTATATCAAGGAGGCCGAATGACAAACGTGAAAGCAAATCAATCACCCGCCGCAAAGAAATGCGCCTATAAGCCGTGTCGAAAATCGTTCATCCCAAAGCGTTCGTTCCAGCGTTACTGCTCCCGCAAGTGCGGCTGGAGCGACTGGATGGCGAACAACTACGGCACGCCGGCGCACAAGAAAGTGGACGCGCTCGCCGCCCGCGTCCGAGACCTGGAAACACGGCTGAATAAGCCATGACGAAAAATCTACGAGGAGGTAACGTAACATGACGGAGGAGAAAAAGGACGCCCTGGGAAGGCCGTCCTCGGAAAAGGTGCAGGTGCCGGACGTGGCGAACGTCCGGGCGCTTGCAAAGGACCTGCTGGACTCGGGGCTGTTCCCTGGCGTCAAGAGCGTTGCGGGCGCGGTCGCGATTCTGCAAGCCGGGTTGGAGTTGGGCATCCCGCCCGTCGCCGCCCTGAATACGATGGTCATTATCAATGGACGGCTGGCGATGGAGGCGAAACTTCTGCTCGCGGTCGCCCATCAACGAGCCGGCGTGACGTGGGAGGTGACGAAAGAGGGCCCCGAGGGTTGTTGGTTGACATTCCATCGCCCCGGTTGGCCCGATGTCGAGTCCTCATTCACCGTCGCAGAAGCGAAGGCGGCGAATCTACTCGGCAAAACCAATTGGCAACTCTGGGGCAAAGATATGTACTTCGCCCGCGCCGCAGGCCGGGGTGTTCGCCGGATTGCGCCGGACGCCACGCTGGGATTCTATGCCCGCGAGGAGTTGGCGGACGCTGAAGGCGTCGACCTCAGCAAGACAGAGAAAGAGGACATCTTCAAGACTGCGCTCGACAAACTCGACGAAGTGCGCCAGGCAATCTCTGACGCGACGAGCGCGGAGAAGTACCCCGGTGTCGTGAGCGCCGAGGTCCACGCTCCGAAACCGGTCGCCGATGAGTTCAGCGGCAAGGGCGACCTGACGGACCCGAAGGTCAATCCGTTCAGCGGCCAGATGCCTGACGGGTGGAGCGCGAAGGACCAGGAGCGCTACGAGGCGTCCCTTCAGCGACCACAGACGGAAGTCGAGAAGGCGCTTGAGGCTGGCCTCGACGCGCCAGCCGAAGAAAGCGGCGCAGACCCGCTCGCCGAGGCGCATCACGATACGCCGGAGAAGCACGCCGAGAAGATGGCCGAACAACCGGGTCGGGGGCCGACCGCCTCGACCATCGCGCAGTATGAGAAGTTCGCGAAGGTCAAAGCCGACCTCGCGACGTTCGGCGTCGATGAGCAGGCGCTCTGGAACGGAATCTACCGCTTCACGCAATCAACCTACCAGTTGACGGTCACGGAGTTGTCGCAGTTCACGGAGCCGCAGTTGGAGAACGTCATCGCGTATGCGCACCGCTGGAAGAAGGCTGTCGAGAAGGAACGAGCCTCAAAAGAGGCGAAGAACAAAAGGGAGGATGCCCGTGGAAAATGAACTGAATGTCGAAGCCAAGCGCGACGCGCTGGCGGTGCTGTCGAGCATCAAAGCCCTCGCAGTTATCGACCAGCCGTCTCTCTCGCTCGCCAACGGCTTGCTGGTGCGCATCAAGGCCCTGCGCCGGAACTTTGATGAGGAGTTCAACCCTGGTATCGCCGAAGCCTTCCAGCATCACCGCACGCTCGTGGCGCAGAAAAAGAAATGGACCGATCCACTCGACGACGCCGAGCGACTGCTCAAGCCGAAGATCGCCACCTATCTGCGTGACGAGGACGAGCGGCGTCTAGCCGCAGAGCGCGCCGCACAGCGAGCGAAAGAAGTCGCGGAGGCGAAGGCGGTTGTCGCCGCCGACAAAGCGACGGACCTCATCCACGAGGGCCGGCTCGACGAAGCGGAGAAGGTCGTCGAACAGGCCGCCGTTGACATCGAGGCGGTGAACGCCAGCGTGCCCCTCATTCCGGACAAGCCGGTGGCGGAGGGCGCGTCGCTTCGCACGCTGTGGGGGTGGGATGTCGAGGACGAGAGCAAAGTGCCGCGCCTGTTCCTGAAACTGGATGAGGTCAAAATAAACGGCTATGTCCGCAACATGAAGGACCAGGGCCACATCGACGGCATCCACATCTACAAGACGACGACTGTCGCGTCGCGAGGGCAAAGATGACACAGCGGGCCGGGGAAATTCCTCTCAAGGAGCAGACGTGCGCCGTAATTGGATAAAACTCTACGTAGACCAGACCTTGCGGGGCTCGCTGATAGAGGAGTTGAGCGCCGCACAGAGGTGGATGTTCGTTGGCTTATTACTTATGGCTGGGGACTCTTCAATTCCCGGCTCCATCTACCGGCGCAAAGACGAGGATGGCGTCCCCATTGGTTATGCCAACGCTGTCTTGGCCGACACTCTTGGAGTATGCGAGGAGGAACTCGCCCCGGCGCTTATCCGGATGGTTCAGAAAAGTAAAATCATCATCGACGACAAGGGTGTAATCACCATCGTTAACTGGCACAAATACCAGTCCGAATATGAGAGAACAAAGGATGCTCCCTCTCGTCGTACAAAAGTACAAGACGATTCTGTACAAAAGTATCCCCAAGAGGGAGAGGGAGATGTAGATAGAGATGTAGATGTAGATAAGAAGGCCCTCTGCTTCGACCACCCCACCCGTTCATGGAAAAACATAACTGACGAAGATAAGGCGGCGTGGGCCGAGGCATACCCGGCGTGCGATGTGGCCGTCGAGTTGGCGCGGATGCGCGAGTGGATACTGGGGGCCGGGGCGAGAGGCCAAAAACGGGCATGGCGGGCGTTCATAGTCAAGTGGTTGAAAAGTACGCAAGCCGATGGCGGTACGCGCAACGTGCGAAAGGGCGAGTACAAGGCGTCGCGGGTGGGCGAGAGGGCCGGCGACTCGGCCGCGCAGCTCAAGGCCGCGCACGAGCGGAACCTGAAGAACTTCCCGGAACTCAAGGATGAGGAGGGCGAATGAGAATCACGCGCGGCAAGTGGGAGGTCCTCATCGGGCTGGTCGTCTTGATTCTGTTCCTCGCCGTGATGATGGTGGTCGTGGATGAGCGGTCGAGCCGTGCGCGGGACGAAGGCGAAGAAGGCCTCGGCTCTGCCGCACAGCAAACCGGCGGGACGACGGCGACGTATGAGGTGACGCGATGAGCATCAAGTTGACCGTCCCCGAGAGGGAGTGTCCCAAGTGCGGGAAATTCTTTAAACCTAAGTGCTGGACTCAGATTGTTTGTTCCCCAGGATGTCGAAAATTCTCTTGGAAGTCGCAATTAACAGGCACACCATGCGCCAGATGCGGTTGGCACGAAGCCCCTTGCGATCTCCATCGGATTAATCCGGGCGCAAAGGGGGGAGAATATACGCCAGAAAATACCATTGTTTTATGTCCCAATTGTCATCGGGTAGAGCATCGCAAATGACCGCCTTCAAGTTCCTCGGGTCCGGTTGTCGCGGATGCCCATACCATCGTGAGCGGAAGGCCGGAGTCGTCACGTGCGCCAATCCGAGATGGAAGCGGTCCAAGAACGTCAAGGACGAGGATATCGACCTCACGCCGTCGTGGTGTCCCCGAAGTCTGGCGAAATATCAGGAGAGACATTGAGCGAGCCAATATTATCTATAAACTTTCCGGGCGATCCGATTGCTCATGCGCGGCCTCGAATGGGCCGCGGCGGAAGATTCTATACTCCGGAAAAAACACGGACTTATCGTCAAAACCTAGCCAATGCGATTATAGCCGAAATGACCGGATCGCCTTATCAGAAAGGCGCACATGATACCTATGCGCTCAATGCAGTTTTCTATCGATCCACCCGTCAAAGAATCGATATTGATAATTTGATAAAGACTGTTTTCGATGCCGTAACGCAAACGGGTTTCTGGGCTGATGATTGCCGGGTCCACGAGGTATCCGCAAGGATAGAAAAGGCCTCAGAAAACCCGAGAGTTGAATTTTCAATCTCGTTATTGGAAGACAGGGGCCCGAAAAACATCAATAAAAAATATCAGTTCATGGAGCATAAGCTCTGCCCACAATGCGGACAGCCGATGGACCGAGAGAAGACGAGAAGTTATCCATCCTCAATCCGTAAATATTGTAGCCTGGAATGTTTTTCTAAAAGTCGGAGGCAAACTCTCACCTGTGCCTATTGTTTTCAGGCATTCGATCTCCCTAAATCGCTCACCAGAAAAAATGGCCTGAAGTATCCTAGAAAATTTTGTTCCAGGACGTGTTCCATTGAATATCATCGCCTCCTCAAGAGAATCAAGGGGAAAGAAAGTGATAAATGGGTCTGCTTAAAATGCGGCGGTAGGGTTAGTCGGAAAGAATATAAAGTCTGTCGAGCGTGTTCCATGACCACCCGGAGCGACCCCTCGTCGAATTATTGGAAACTGCGACACCCGCACGTCGAAATAAAAATCACAGCACCGGGAGAGGAGGAGTGAATGAGAGGGTTCATTTTGGGCTTTATTGCGGGCACATGGTTTGGCATCATAATATCATGTGTTGGCATTTACATTGAGGACAAGCGAAAGGGGAGATGATGAAAACTTATCTATGGAAGTCCATGAAGGCCGGGCTGGTGTCCGGCAGCGGAAAACTTGGGCCGTGGCCCATCGGTACATGGCACAAGCACCCCGGCAAACTCAAGATGTGCGAGTCGGGATTCCATGCCTCAGAGCAGGCCATCGACGCGATGCAATACGTCAATTGCGAGGTTATGGCCAAGGTAGAAGTGCGCGGGAAACACCTGGCGCAGAGCGACAAGCAGGTCTGGTCCGAGATGCGGGTTGTGAAGGCGTGGGAGTGGACGAAAGCCGACAGCGTGGCCCTGGCTATTTACGCCGCCGAGTTGGCCCTGCCGATATTCGAGAAGAAGAACCCCGACGACAAACGGCCAAGAGCGGCCATCGAGGCGGCGAAGGCGTGGCTGCAAGACCCATCTTCCGCCGCCGCCGCCTACGCCGCCGCCTACGCCGCCGCCGCCTACGACGCCGCCTACACCGCCAGTAAGAAAATCGAGGCCTGGGTCCAGCGCCGAATCAAGACGCTGAAGGAGATTAAGCCATGAGCAAACTAAACAGCGCAATTAAACGGTTTGAGATATGGGCCGACTTTTATGAACGCTTGGCAAACAAACATGGAGGGTTGTGGCTTCCTGAGGATGAGGCAGAATACCAATTGCTTCACCGCATCCTCGAAGCGGCGGCGAAGGTGGATAAAAATAAGGCTAAATTATCTCAATTTTTCTCGGCGGCAACATTCGATGGAGGTCTTCATTTTTTAATCGAAGCCCTGCCCGACGAGCCGACGCCTGGGCCGGGGAAGGGGAAGAAATGAAAGAGCCGAAGTTGAAGCCATGTCCGTTCTGCGGGAACGATGACCAGGAATCTTTGTTGGGAGTCCTTGCGGATTCTTATGCAACTGTTGTCATGTGCTTAGTATGCCAGGCAACTGGGCCAAGAGTTGCGGGAAAGGTGAAAGCCATCGCCGCATGGAACAGGAGGGCTGGATGACACCTGAGCAGATTAAGGAACTGAAGCGGATAGTCCTTCAGGGCAACATCGAGGAGTTTGAGGACCGGGACGAACTGGTGGATATCCTCGACGACTACGAGCGGCTACGGGGCGAGCACATCGAGGTGCTAAACAGAGAAGCAGGAAAGGCGCAATTGATTGGAAAACTCAAGGCCGAACTGGAGCGGGCTCGTCCGTTGCTGGAGGCCGTGGAGAAGGCTCATTTCACCGATGAGTCGGGGCTAACTTCCTATGACCCCTCTATGCCGTCGGCTAGGGCCATCCTCCGCGCCGCGCTCGACTACCGCGCCAAGAGGGAAGGGAGGGGAAAGTGAGAGGATTTGAGGACCGTATCGCCATCGAGCCGTGCGGATGCCGGACGGACAGGCCTACGGGATTAACCGTCCACTTCTGTAAGCGGCATGACCTTAATGGACAAAAGAACCGCATAACCAGAATGGTCAAAATGGCCTATCACAATGCCGGGTCCGAATGGCCAGAGAGGAGGAAGCCATGAAGACGTGGAAGTGGCAACAGAGAATCATTGCCCACGAGAACAAGATGACGCTGGTTGAATTGGCAGAGGCGACTATCTTCGCCGCCGGGGTAGCTGGTTCCGACCAACTTGACTCCAGGGACAGCTGGGAAGCGGATTATCTCCAAAGCAAACTCATGGAACGCCTGGCGCACATCGAGAAGCGACTGGCCGAGCCACCCGCGCCCGCGGACGAGGAGCGCGAGAAGGCGCTGGATGAGTTAATCTCGGATGGGTGCCCGACAGTCGATGACTATTGGAAGAATTGTCTATGCACAGACTGCGTGGCCTTTCGTGAGAAACGCACTCTCATCCTGGCCGCGCCTCAGAAGAAGGTCATGCCCCATGATGCCAAAGTGACTCGCAAGGAAAGGGAAGTGATACTCGAAAAGTGTGGCGGAGATTGGACTCGCTGTCCTTTGGGAGAAGCCGAAGAAGATGAGGTCGAAGGAGAATAAATGAAAGACGAAAAGGTCGGGAGCGAACTGCGAACACTCGGAACGCTGATGTTGATAGCGGCAGGGCTGTTCCTGCTGTACTTGCTGACACTGTGAGGAAACCATGAGCCGCGCCATCATCATCGAGTGCCCGCTGGTCTGCCCATTCCGAATCTATGTGTTCGGAGCGAGAGAGGCCCCGCAATATCAATGCTCACGGGCGGCCCAAAAGCAAAGCCTGATGAAGTATCGCTTCTGCAACGACCCGCGCCGCTTCCCGCGTTGGTGTCCGCTGATACGAATCCCTAAAAGCGCAAAGGAGGTAACATGAAGAAATATTTAACGTGGTGTCTGTTGGCCGGGTTGCTGGCGGCGGTCCCGCTGGCGGCCCAAGTGGACTTCGGACTCGGACCTGGCGTGCAGTATTCGGGAGGTCTGCAATACCCGCTCGACGCGGCGTACCACCGCTATTACTTCACGTCGGCGATGGGCTCGGCGCTGGTTGATGTTCCGCTGGCGTGGAAGTTCTCGCTGATGACGGGCGTGCAATATTCCAATAAAGCGTTCAATGCGACCGTCGTCTATTCCGGCGCGCAACATCTATCGACGCCCGCCAAAGTCGTCTCCGGCGAGATTGAGGTGCCGCTTCTGCTGGTGGTGCATCCGGTGCGGTTCTTCCACATCGGCGGCGGGCTCTACGGCTCTCAGCCGACATTCCGACGGGTCTATTACGCGCCGCTGGTGCAGGTGACGCCGGAGGAGGCCATCGCGCCGCGCTGTAAGCCGAAACCGCCGCCGGCCATCCCGCTCGGAAGTCCGGTGATGAACGCCGACCACGCCGACGCCGGATACATGGCGGTGGCGGGATTCAGTTGGCTCATCAAGTGCCCGACAATAACGTACAAGAACTCCATCGAGTTCGCGTGGTCCAGAGGGCTCGTGAATGTCTTTACGACCTACGGGCGGCGCTATCGGAACGAAACGCTCTCCTGCAGTTATGTTTGGTGGTTCTAGAAATGAAACCGAACCAGGGCCGACCGCCGAACCTCTGGACGCCGACCGGGAGGCGATGATGAGCCTATTCCATCGTAAGCCGAAAGTGCCGCGCCACAATCATGACTGGCAGCGCATCCACCACTCCGTGCGGATGATGCATTACATCCAGACCGGGCCATTCGGGGGCCAACATCCGTTCTCCATTGAGGTCGTTACCCGCCTGTTGAAGTGCGCCAGCTGCGGGGAAGAGAGGGGATACATGGAGCGCACGGATGGGCGGGAATTCATAGATGTCCGCGATGTCCCTCCCGGTTTTATTCTGGGCGGGATGGACGGGGAGGTCTATCGAGCGAAATTCATGCAGGAGGGCAAGCCATGAGGAACATCATCGTTTTCGAGTGTTGGTCGAGAGATGCGAAGAGTCGGCGGCGTTGAAATGCGTAAAATCTACATAGCCGGACCGCTCGGGCCGAAGAGCATCCGCAAGGATTGCTCAACGCTCGCCATCGAGTATCTGCTCAACGTGAGGGATTTTCTAGTTGCCGCGAACGAGTGCATCAAAAAGGGGTGGGCTCCGTTCTGCCCCGCTCTCGACTTCATGTACTTTGTGGCACTCCCGCCCGGCGCAACCATTGACGAGCAGACCGTCAAGGACGTGAGCATGGCGTGGCTGGAAGCCTCCGACGCCATCCTGCTCATCAATAAGTGGACGTTGAGCGAGGGGGCTTGTGCGGAGGCCGATCGGGCTATTGACCTCGGGCTGGAAGTGTATGATGATATCAGCCAGGTGCCGGAGGAGAAGAAATGACAAAGCATATCGTCCGAATTATCCACAAGCCGAAACGCTCGCATCATAAGGCAAAGCCGGAGCCCCATTGTGAACTCAAACTCACCATCGACTCCTCCCCGCCTTTCCACACAATATTCTTCCGTCAGCTCATAGACGAGGCGTGCCAGACGCTCGCGGCAGGATATCGAGAGTCCGCGCTACTCCACCTCACGGCTTTGCGCAAGTATCGCCTAGATTATAAATATTTCGAGTGTGTTTGAAAGGAGGACCAATGAGTCCACACTATCTCATGTTGAAAAATGGACAGAACGCCATCGTCAGCGATGAGGTCATCCGTCGAGGATTTTGGCACCGCCTGTTCCACCCGTATCAAATCGCTTGGTTCCGCCGTCAGGTCATCGCCGAGTCGATGCAGTCGAAGAACGTCGTCATCGTTGACAAGCGGAGCATCGTGCTGGTCGAGGAGGTGCCGCAGGCCGAGTGGGACGCCGCCAAGAAGAAGCAGGCCGAGCAGGAGAAGGTGAACCAGGAGATGCAAGCGAAAGACAAGGCCGCACAGGAACGGAGGCGCGCCATCGAGGAGTCGCAGATGGAACTCGCGGAGGAGGAACTGCGGCGGCGCGGCAAGAAAATCATCCCTGTCCACGGCACGATTCCCGGCAAGGATTTGGTGAGATGAGCGACAGAGACTGGGAAACAATTGCCCTGCTTAAGGGAATCAAATCCGGCATAGGTTGGGCCTGTATCTGGCTTTTCATCATCATGCTGGCGGTTTGTGGAGTATTTAAATGACGGACAAAGAGGCATTGAAACGGTTACGGGAATTATTAGCCGATGAGTGGCAGTCGGCGAATGGCCCCGTCGAACTTGAGCGATACAACCGATGGAGTGAGGCCCTGGCGCACATCGAGAAGCGACTGGCCGAGCCGCACCCTTTCAATGGGACGGCGACCGGTTCAGGCGGCCAGGTCTTTGTGACCTGTTCGAGGGACCCAATGCTGGATGGTGTGAGAATTTGCCCATCCGGTTATGTGGCAGAGTTTATGAAGGAGGAGGAAAAATGAAAGGATTCGGATTTGTGTTTCTTGGAATATGGATTCTTCTGTTCGCGTGCTTGGGGGTTTATGGGGTCGTCCAAGCATATCTGTTTGACCTGCGTTGTGGCGATTATCTGAAATTGGCGGCCGATGCTTCGAGCGTTAAGATGGCGGATGATTTCCTGGCGAAATCCATCGACTATCTCAATAGAACAGGGAAGATCTCGGGCAACTCGGCCATCATCTTCAAAAAGCCGAAGCATGATGTCGGCATCTGGTATCGCCAAATCCTCGCGGCCAAGAGTCTGACGGAGCAGATGGTCGCGAAGGGTGACAAGGCAACGGCGCTGGAGAATAGCAATGTGCTGATGAAGGTCCGCGAGACGTTGCTTGATAATGGGGAACACGGCCAGCATCTCACGCTTCCGGTGTATATCAGTCTTGTCCCCAATCAACTCGCCTATATCCTGCTCTGATGGCTACTCATCCCGTTTGGGCTCCTAGTGTGGGGTATGCTGTGGGCCGGCTATACCCGGAGCAACCGATGAGCGACCCCCTGATTATCGTCTGCATCTCGTTCGGCATCTTCGCGTTGTTCATCATCGGGTTCTTCGTCCAGCGGGCCATCGTGCGGCGGGAGTTCCGCCGCTTTGTCAGCCGGCCGTGGCGGGACGAACAGGCGAAGAAAGAGAGAGAGCCGTATATGAGTTCCGGATATCTCAATAGAACAGGGAAAATCTCAGTCAACTCGGCCATCATCTCTTCCCCATTGTCGGCCGGCCCGCCTTCGGGGAAGCGGAAATACGTCATCCGATATCATGTTGGCGCGACCTCGGCCCACACGGTTGTCTCCGCAAACAATGCCGCAGATGCCGTGCGATGGTTCCAGCCCTATAACCACTACGGCGTGATAGATGAGGTCTATCCAGCGAAGGAGAGCGAATGAGCATCACCGAATACGGGAAAATCGAAACCCTTTATGTGCGCGACGATAAAACCTTTAAAGTCCATGTCGGAGAGTTGAAGAACCGCACCTATTCCCTGCTCAAGACGTGGCATTGGACCGAGAAGGTCGATGGCACGAATATCCGATGCGTCTATCAGAACGGGTCGCTCGTCTTTTCCGGCAAGACCGACAACGCCCAGATTCACGCCGACCTCATGAACTGGCTCTGGAAGAATATCACGGTCGAGAAGATGCGGGCTGTCTTTCCGGATGAGGACGGCGTGCCTGCCGATGCCGTTGTGTATGGCGAGGGCTACGGGGCCGGGATTCAGAAAGGCGGTGGCGATTATTCACCGGAAAAGAAGATGATTGTCTTTGATGTCCTCGTCGGCGGGAAATGGTGGCTCAGTTACGAGAACGTCGTAGATGTGGCGAAAAAACTCGGGCTGGAGGTCGTTCCTTCTTTCGGTGAGATGACGCTTGAGGAGGCTACGGAATTCGTCCGTAAGGGCTTCAAATCGAAATGCGCCGCGAGCTCCGAGAAAGACGCAGAAGGGCTCGTGGGCCGTCCGCTGGAAACGCTGTTCGATAAAAAAGGCCATCGGCTTATCACGAAAATCAAAACAAAGGATTTCGCACAATGAAACGAATGGTC